ATACACACATACTTGCTCACATACGGCATAATATTATTGCGGCATAATATGCTAGAATAGTATTAACAACATGAGGACGGCATAATATGAAAGTACACACCACATTATCACTCGACGTAGAAACAGCCACGATGGCCCAGTTGATTGCCAAGAAGATGGACATGACCCTTTCGGCCTTCATCCAGCGCAGCCTACAGGAGAGTATAGAGGAGTTCCAGAAAACGGCCACGGCACAGTCTTCAGCTTCTAAGCCCGCGACAGAACCAGACCAGTATGACCGCGCCTGGCCTAACCGCCCCGACATGGCCCAAGTTCTCCGGGATAAGGCGAAACGAGATGGTAAGCTAAAAGCATGACCCTAATCCCTTACCTGATTTTTGCGATTATCCTAACCATACTGCTAATGCTTCTCCTCGACTGGTGGGGTAGTCGTGGCAAGTAGGCTACAATAAGGATAACCTAAAAGGGCCTTCCCTATGAGTACAACTTGACCCCAGAGCAAATTAACGTCTTACAAGCCTCTTCCTCTCTCGCCTGGGTCATGATGAACGAGATGAAGACCGAGAATCAGAAGCCCTTAGAATTCGAGAAGCACAGGTTCTTAATCGACATCTTCGCCGACGAAGACCCCAACATCACCCTTAAGAAGTCTGCCCAGTGTGGCGGAAGTGTATGTTTCATCTTCAAGTCAGCCCACGCCTGCAAGTACCGCAGGGAGAATGTCATATATGTCCTCCCCACCCAGAACATCGTCAAGGATTTTGTAAGCCCAAAGGTAGACCCTCTCTTACAAGGCAACCCAGTCATCGCACAATCCATCACCAAAGACTCCGTTACCCTCAAACAGATCGGCGACAGATTCCTCTACTTCAAAGGATCAAGTAGCGAACGAGAGGCCATTGCCATCTCCGGCGACACCCTGATCTTAGACGAACTCGACCGTATGATCGACATGCAAGTGGTCAACACCTACGACTCCAGATTACAAGCCTCCGACAACCCAAGGAGGTGGCGCTTATCCAACCCCACAGGTATCGGCTTCGGCATCGACGCCCTGTACAATGACTCCGACCAGCGCCACTGGTTCGTTAAGTGTACCTATTGCACCTGGGAATGGTTTATAAGTTTTGAGCCTCACGAGGACAACCGCCACTACGTGGATCAAGACACCAAGCAGTTCGTCTGCGGCAAGTGCCACCACGTCATCACCGATAACCAACGCCAAAACGGCCAATGGGTGCAGAAGTTCCCCTCCAGAGAGACCCACGGCTACTGGCTCTCCCAGGTCATGGTCCCCTATGTCTCCGCCAAACGTATCATGGAGCAAAAGGAAGAAAGTAACGAACAATTCTTCAAGAACTTCGTCTTAGGCGAAGCTTTCACCCCCTCTGACCTGGTAGTCAACCGCGAGACTATCCTAAGAGCCACCGCCCCATCCACAATCCAACCCATAAACGTCGCCATGGGCGTAGACCAGAAGGCGGCCGAACTCCATGTCGTCGCCATGACCCCCCAGGGGGTTTTCTACCACAACCGGCTTAAAAGTTGGGAGGAGGTCGAACATCTCATGCTCACCTGGCAAGCCACAGTGGTCGTAGACGCTATGCCCTACCCTACGATGCCCAAGATTATGGCCGAAAAGTACCCCGACAAGTTCTATATGGCCTACTTCAAGGAGTCCAGGACCATGGACATCCTCACCTGGAAGCAGAACGTCGTCTTCGCCGACCGCACCCGGCTACTCGACACAGTGGCCCAAGAAATATCAGATGCCAAACTGCTATTCAGAGAACGACCGAACCAGTTAGAAGATTACATCGCCGAGTGGCAGAACCTCTACCGCACCACCGAGGAACAACTGGATGGCCGAACTAAGTCCACCTGGCTAAAACGAGAGAACCGGGAGAGCGATTTCCCATTCGCCACCGCCTATGCCCGTATCGCCCTATCCAGAGTCTTGGCCCAAGGCACTGGTACCCTAGTCGAACCTAGCTTCGGCGGTTCCATGACGATGGGCGACACAGTCATTGGGGCTTCTGCGGGTTCTGATTCGCTTGGCGATATGGTAGCCGAAACCCTGGCGAGGTTTGACCAGTAAGAGCAGCTTCATCACTCCAGCCATCCTGTTTTCGCCGCCACAGTAGGCGATAATCTACATTCAGCCCTCGCGCCCAGTCTGCCATGGTCATTTCTACCCCTTTTAGCTTCAAGACAGTCATCGGCTTACGTTTATTACGTCTTTGGATGTCATCAGTTGCCCAGATGCAGTTCTCGCGGCTATATGGCCCATTATTATCCAATCGCTCAATGCTGTGCCGTACGTTTGGTCGTGGCCCCATGTCGCGGTAGAAGGCTATAAAGCTGCCCCGCCATTCATCCGATACCGTGATTCCGCGCCCACCATAGCGGTCATAAGACGTATTGCTCTCGATATAGCACCGCCCTTTCATCGACTTCCAGATAGCATATTCGGGGCTATGCCGCATTCCATGGCGCTCATACTTGCCAGCGCCTCCTTCAGCTCGAAGTTGCTTGTAATGGCTATTGCATAAGCCTCTAGCATTAGCGAGTCGATCACACTTACTGCAAAGGGATTTATTTTTCATGCTTCCATGGTATCATAAAAACATGCAGGTGTCCTTTGTGCTTGCCGAAGTCTAATAAGCCCAGTAGAATGGATAGACTATTAATAGGGGCTATCCCAATGAAAATCGCCGAAGGTCTACTCCTCCGCAAGCAACTCCAGGCCAAGACAGAACAACTCAAACCTCTCCGTGACCTCGGTGAACGCGGTGTTTTCGACCAGCAGGTGAAGCGACAGAGTGTATCCGACAACGTGGATGAAGTCACCATCGTCACCCCCAGGGTCACGCTCAAAGACATCACCTCCACCTACGATCACTATGCTACTCAGCTACGTAAGCTGGACGCCGCTCTCCAGAAGGCCAACTGGTCCTTCGACCTCGATTTCACCGAGGAAAACCCCCCAGAGCAGCCAAGTGCCGAAAAAACGACCGATTCTAAGGCTGTCTAACGCATTTTAGAGGCTCAAGATGTATATTATGGGGTGGGACGCCTGGATATTAAATTGTCCTAAGACCAAGCGGAATCGAAAGCCGCGCCCACCGCTAGCGAACCCTAACATCACCCGTCCAAGTTGTCTGTCACTGTGGCCCAGTAACAGTCCGGGGGGAACTGTGATCCCCGTTTGTGGCCACAAACTAACCACGTTACACCCGTAGTCGGGTACAACTCTGGCCTGAACAGCCACTAGTTTATGGAACTAGCAACACACCCAATGTCGCGGGTTCGATTCCCGTCATCCCCCGCAGTATGAGGGATGTAGCTCAGTGGTTAGAGCATGGGACATGCAATGTGCAATAAGCACCCTTAAGAAGGTAAAGCTTAAAAGCCGAAAGCACCAATCTCAGAAGATCAGAACAACGGAACCAATCAGATGCTAATTTCTACTTACCGTACTGGGGCGGTGGCAGGCAGCTTTGACGGGTGATGATGACTATGCTAAGATCAAATGCTGCCAGCAGGCAGCTTAAAAGGAAATCTCCAATATTCGTATTTGAGTTCAATGCCCGCGACCTGGGTAGCCAGGACGATGACGGCTACAAGAATTACAAAAATAGCCTCATTGTGACCGTGACCGCCGAGAGTGAAGTCGATGCAGAGGCTAAAGCTGCTTCAATCGTGGCTCGTGATGAGTACAAGCTCAACTCCATTTCCGAAGTCGCCCCCGATGGCCACGCCTTGTCTAACTGCTGATGATATAATGGTTATGAGTGACAGCGCCAACTCGTACCTTCGTCCGCAGTTCGTAAATACTTCATATTTTCAGAGACCACCGCAAGGTGGTTTTTGATTTCCTAGCCTCAAAAACGGCAAATGGATTCCAGTTATGGTACAGTTAGACCATGCCAACCGTCACAGACCGCCGCTACCGCATGTCCATCTTCCTTTCCCGTTCGGATCGGCCCGAAGTGATGAAATTTCACTGCCCTCAGTGCAAGAACTTCCTAGTTGAACTGGTCGGGACCGAAGTGACCTCGATGGGAGACGTTACCAACCTCAGTGATTACCAAGGTATCTCGATTAGATGCTCCGGTAGTGTCCAGCCTGGCCAAAAGTGCCATGTACATTACGTTTTCGTCTTAGGAGACCGCTAAAATGCAGCCAACAGGCACTTCTGAGACCACTTATGCCCCCTTAATGGCCAATTTCCTTACTCCAGAGGAGATGACCTACCAGTTCAACACTGATGTACCCGATGACAAGCTCCACAAGATGATAATTGCGTCTCTTAACGACGATATTGCCTACTGGAACCGCGCTCCCTACTCCCTACAGGCCACTGACGACGAAAATACCGACTTTTTCCTCGGCGACCAGTGGGATCGTGCCCCATTTGCCTCCAAAGACAATTATGAAGTCGATAATCGCCTATTTGCAGGAGTTAGGGCCATCCTTTCCTATGCCACCTCCCGACTCGCCACCCCAGAGATCGTCCCATCCAGTGGCGATGATTGGGTCCAAGCTCAAGCCCGCAACCTCCAGATGGCCCTTTACCAGCATTCCGTTGATGAGGGTATGGATTCTAAGGTCCGAGCGGCCGTTCTCAATCTCATTACCCGCAAACGTGCCTTTCTCAAGGTCCGATTCGACCCTAACGCGGGCCTCAACGGCGATGTCGTATCTGAGGTCGTAGACCCTGCCGATGTGGTGATTGACAGATTCGCCCGTTTCCAGTCTAACCCGAACAAGATATACCACCGTATCCGCTGCACCCTCGACGAACTGTGTTCGCGTTTCCCAGATAAGCAAAACGATTTGTACCGTATTTATGGCATCAAAAAAGGTGTCTATACCCAGTTGTCACGCGAGGTAACTTATTTTGAAACCTGGTTTTCTTACATGGATTCTAAGGGCTACCCCCGCGAGGGCCTGGCTACCTTCGTCAACGACCCTGGCCAACTGATCCTCTACAAGGGTCCAAATCCCAACTGGATATACACTGGCTCGGATAAGAAGGATAAGGCCACCAACGTCCTTTTCGCTCCACCAAAACCATTTGTTGGGTTCAATTATCTCAATATGGGCATGTCTTACATCGATGAGACCAGCCTATTCGATCAGGCCAAGCCCCAGCAGATACTCCTTAATAAGCGGGCCAAACAGTGGCATGACAACATCGACTACGCCAACGGCCGCTGGATCGCCGCTGCCGAGGCCATGAACGAAGAAACCGCCACCAAGATGGTCAATCGTGGGTCCAAAACCATCGGATTGGTCAAAACT